TGTTGTCAGCAGCCCGTTTCACGGTCTGCGTGTAGTTCCTTGTAAACTGACCTAACCAAATCGCTAAACAACGAGTCAAAATACTCTTTAAACCAATATTCACTCTTTCTTCCCAGTGTACCTCTTGGCTTTTCTGGTTATCGTCCCATCTGCATGGCGCTCAATGTTACTTCTGCTCTCACGCATTTCCTGAACTGCCCGGAACGTCTCTCGTGAGATGATAGACGGATGATGATCCTCCTGGATGTATTTCTGATGCTCTCCATTGTTCGGTATTCGCTTCTTCTCCGGGAAGTTAGGGGAAAAGGTCTTATAGAGAATGACATCACCGACATATTTCTCATTGGTCAGTATGGTTTCGATGGAACGCTTCGACCTCTCTCACATTTCTCACGAATCTTCGCTTCAAATATTGTATCATATTCAACTTGACAAATCCACCATTTTGTGATAAAGCCACAAAAAGTAGGGCATCCAGCAAAACTGCCAGATGCCCCTCTCAAATCGTGTTTCTACATATTAAATAGTAATCTCTATCCCACCCCGGAAGACTACCGTGCTGGTTTTCTCATCAATGCGGATGTGATCCACCAAACCGCCCCACAGTTCTTCCCGGAATTCTGTCTGTTCTCCGTTCAAATCTTCCAGCTTAGTGATGAAGTTCGTGAGTATCTCCTTCGTATCATTCTTTTCTTGGATGAGTGCCTCCAGTTCCTGAAATCGGCTATGCTTTTCACCATAAATGGTGCGGAGTTTCTTTTCTTTCTCTGCCTGCTCCGTCTGATCCAGGGCTACACTTGCATTCTTCTGGATGAGGTTCGCAAGGTTCTCTGCGACAATTCTCAGTTCCTGTTTCAGCCGTTCCTGCTCTGCGCCAAGGGAATCTATCTGGCAGACCGTTTCAATCAACTCCTGCAGGTTCTCTATTGTTTCCTCTTTCGCCTCCACCAGGGCATTCAGCGCCTTGAGGAACAGCTTCTTGATTTCTTCCTCGCTTAAATGCGGTGTGTTGCAGGGCGGGGTGTCTTTGCCGTACTTCCGATTACAGCGGTAGATGACCTTCCGGTACTTGTCGGTGGAATGCCACACCTTGGAACCGTACCATCCACCACAGCACCCACACTTGATTTTGTTTGAGAAAATGCTCACTCCGCTGTAACGACCATTCTGTTCCCGGCGGGCAAGTTCTGCCTGTACAAAATCAAACTGGGCAGGGGGAATAATGGCCTCATGGTGTTCCTCCACATAATACTGGGGGATTTCGCCGTTATTGGTCTTTCTCTTCTTCTGCAGGAAGTCCGTAGTGTACTGCTTCTGGAGGAGCGCATCCCCACGGTACTTCTCGTTGGTAAGGATCGATTTCACCGTGCTGATGTGCCATCTGTCCTTGCCGGACGGTGACTTGATACCCCGGCTTTCCAGTTCCTTTGTGATAGCATAGAAGGAAAGGCCACTGATGAAAAGCCGATAAATCAGCCGAACCGTGGCTGCCTGTTCCTCGTTTATCTTGAAGTCCTTGTCGTACCCAAGGAACCAACTGAAGGCAACACTGCCTTTGCCATCAGCAAATTGCTTTCTCTTGCCCCAGGTCGTGTTCTCGGAAATGCTCCGGCTTTCCTCCTGTGCCAGGGAACTCATGATGGTTATCATCAACTCGCCCTTGGCATCCAGCGTCCAGATGTTCTCTTTTTCAAAATAGACCTCAATGCCTTTATCCTTCAGCTTACGGATGGTGGTCAGGCTGTCCACCGTGTTTCGTGCAAATCGGCTGACCGACTTGGTAATGATAAGGTCAATCTTTCCGTCAAGGGCATCTTCCACCATCTGATTGAAGCCGTCACGCTTTTTGGTGTTCGTGGCGGTGATACCCTCATCCGAGTACATCCCGACAAACTCCCAATCCTCATGACCTTCGATGTAGGTCTTGTAGTATGTCATTTGTGCCTCGTAGCTGGTTGCCTGTTCCTCACGATCCGTGGATACTCGTGCATATCCGGCTACCTTCTTTTTTCTTCTGACTGCCACCGGCTCCGATGTGAACTGGTTGAGGGTAGCAGGTATTTTTCTTACTTTCTTTGCCATGTCTTTACCGCCCCATCCTTATATTCAAAATCTACCTGAGTGTCGGAAACGACCACTCGGTCAATGTCTGCGGATACTCTCGCCTGGAAGTTCTCACCAAGAAGGCTTTCTGCCGCCTCAAGCAGTTCACTCTCCGGCAGGCGTTTCATTTGGCACTGTGTTCTCGGCTGGGAGCAGCACCAAATCTTTGTTTTCTTCTTTCCGTAATTGTCCCTTTCGCATTTGCATCCACAGGAACCGCACCAGACCTTATTGGTGAAAGCATTCTGGCCCCGGCGGCCACTAAACTGCCGGATGATGGATTTCCTGTTTCCGTTCAGCAGGGAAAACTCAATGCGGTCGGAATATAGGGTCACTTGCTGTATCTCCTTTGAGAAACTGCCATCATCAATGGAGCCGCCCAGCACTGTCTCCGAAGCCGCCGTGAGTTCCGTCTCCCAAATTGGTCGGCACTCGCATTGCTTCATGCCTTTCCGTTCTCTGGTGTTGCAGACCCACCGCTTTCTGTCTCCGCTGGTTCTCCGGCTGACACCGCATCCGCAGTATCCACACTTCACTTTGCCGGAGAAGGCTGTAAGGTTGTCCTGATTGTTAGGAAACTGCCCCGCTCTCTGCTGCCGGATTTCCAACGCCTTCTGGTAATCTTCCTCTGATACCAACGGCTCGAACATCTCATCCACCAGGTACATAGGAAGTTCACCTTTGTTCCTTCTGCGGATGTGGCCTTCGGTGAAAAAGTTCTTCTGAAGGACCATCGTCCCGGTGTAGGACTGGCTTGAAAGTATCTCCTTGATGGTTGTCTGCTCGATCGGCATTCCCATCTGCCCGGTCACACCTCGCTCTGCAAGGGTCTTTGCAATGCCATAGGCTGATTCCCCGGCAAGGTACCTTCTGTAGATTTCCTTCACCACCTCGCCCTGTTCGGGAATGATGCGGAACATCTCTCCGTCCCATTCATAGCCGTAGGGTGCTTTGTGACCGTTTGGGATACCTTGCTCAAACCGCTTTCTGGTAGCCCATTTGATATTCTCTGAAATGCTACGGCTTTCTTCCTGTGCAAAGGATGCAAGCAGCGTGAGCATCAATTCTCCGTCTTCTGAAAGGGAATTGATCTTCTCCCGTTCAAAGTAAACCGCTATTCCCAGGTCTTTCAGATGCCTGGTCGTGTTCAGGCAATCAACCGTGTCCCTGGCAAATCGGCTGATACTCTTTACCAGCACCATGTCGATTTTTCCAGCATCGCAGTCTGCCACCAGGCGATTGAAGCCATCACGATGTGCTGTACTTGTCCCGGTAATACCCTGGTCAACATAGACCCCTGCGTATTCCCATTCGGGGTTATTCTGAATGAGGGTGCTGTAGTAGCTGACCTGTGCTGACAGGGAATGCAGCAACACCTCACATTCCTCGGAGACACGGGCATAAGCGGCAACTCGCTTCTTGCGCTTTAGCTGCGTCACACCCGGCGTGATTTGTCTGATTCTTGGCATAAAACCGCCTCCTTTCGCAGTGACATATTCCCGTAATAACCGCACTATATCAAGTCAATATTGGAGAATAATGTGCCGAATATCGGGCGGTATTTTTGTTGCATCTTTGTATCAAACTGCTTGTACTCATCCTCCGAAATCAGCCCCTTTTCGAGCATCTGACGAGCAGCACTCATGGTCATCTGAAAGACGATCTCACGCTTTCCTTCTTCCTGACTCATCATCTGCCACCCCCAAACCGATCCTCGATGTAGCATTCATGGGAGCAATACTTCCTGTTCGCATTTCCATAGACCGAAAAAGGCTTCTTGCACACCGGGCAAACGAAGTCGTAATTTGCTTTTCTCTGCACCTGGTCGAGATGGCTGTTCCACCATTTCATCCGGCAGCGGTCGGAGCAGAACTTCTTTTCCTTTCTGCCAGCGGTCTGTGGTACCGGCTTTCCGCAGCACTTACAAACCGAAACATCTGCTGCTGTCTGAACGACAACTCCACCAAGGTTTCTGCGCTGGCAGAAGCTCTTTACTGTATTTTCTGATAAGCCGAGAAGCTGACCGATCTTCTTATATCCATTTCCAGCTTCCCGGAGATTGATTATCTGAACTCTTTGTTCGTCTGTCATAGCTGATGTCCTCCTATCGTTGAAGGGTCATCCCTTCTGCCAGCTATGCAGCGACATCTTTCAAAATTCCGAACTTCAGAGAAAAAAGCATAAAAAAATAGACCCAGCAGCATGGAGGTTATCCATACCACTGAGCCTATTGGCATTCGCTATTCATATTCGATCAGTTCTCCATCGACATAGAGCATAAATTCTTCGGGGTGATTTATTATGTCGTACTCCGGGTTCCACTCTTCTGGTTTGTATTCCACGGTCATGACCGGATCATGACCTTCAACCTCATCCCTCCACAGATACACACGCATATCCAGGCTTGTCGCATACCCACGGTCTGTGGAGAACTTGATGGACTGGAATGAGTTCTCCTTGCACATACGAACGAGCAAACGTGCAAATTCATCCTTATCCTCGATCTCATTACGGTTCGCTATTACTACCAGATTTTCGTCACGGTTCATGCTGAAGCTACTTAGCAAATCCGGCTCACCTTCTTTTTTACTGCTGCACCCAGAGCCAATACAGCAAACCAATAAAGCCAGAACCGCAAAGCGCCCAGCCCCCTTCATGAAACTGCCACCTGCGGATTCTTTAGCTGACCTACAAGATACGGAATAACATCCTCCGGGGTCGGATGATCTCCCTTAAAAGGAATCTTCGCCCACTCTTTCTGTACCTCTGGGTCTTTACTTTGAAATGCGGCATCTAAAGCGATCTGCATTTCGGCATATACTTCTTCCGGTGTGGTATTGTGTACCTTGGCTACTTGCTTAATGATTTCATCGATGTTCATAGAAGTACCTCTCTTTTGTTTGTTTAAGAACTCGTTCTTTAGAACTAATATAGCATATTTCTATGAACAATGATATCTTTTTCGTTCGTCCCGATTCGACATCAAAAGACAGAAAAAGAAGGGTGATACTGTACACCCTTCTCTAATCCTCAACATAAGCCCTTACAGCTTTGATTATTCTCTTTTGCTCGTCCGGCGGGAACTTCTTAATCGCCTGCGACAGTTCATTTGCCACTCCATCAACGGATCGTGTCACAACATCAAATAATAGCCTATCCGCCGAAACATCAAGCGCATTTGCGATTGCAACAAACTTATCTAATTTGACAGCCTTAAGCCCTCGCTCAATCACGCTGATGTGTGTCGGACTCAGATCAACCAGAGCGGCGAGGTCTTCCTGCGTGAGGTTCTTTGCTTCTCTTGCTTCTTTTATCCGCAGACCAACAATTCGTAAATCCATTGCAACACCTCCTTCAGAACGATTACTCGGTCTAAAGATATTATATCTGCTGCCTTTCAGCCTATACAGAATCCATAGACCAAGTTATCGTTCTTTAGAACTAATCATGTTGTGAATCATCAACATAACGCAAAAAAGGCTCTGCACTATGGCAAAAACCATAATACAGAGCCTTGATAATGCTTTACAGCCTTTCGGCATAGTCGAGGGAAATCCAGCCGTTTCTCTTGTCTGCATAGGACTTCAGAAGTCCCCACTTGATTGCACCGGGGCCGTCTGCCACCTCAATGATGGTGAACACACCCTTTCCGGTATATACGCCAACCTTGTCATGGTTCGTGCCGGGGCCTTTGCGGATATTGAGGTCATCAATGGATACCTTCACCAGGAATGTCTGTCCTTCGATCTCCTGCTTTACTGGATACACAGCCTTGCCGTTAGGGTCGTAGACCGTATAGCCCGGATTCTTATCGGCGCATTTCTTTGCATTTGCCAGAACTTTGTATGCCCCCAGCTGGCTCTTGGAATCTGCCCAGGACTTACGGACACGGTAATATCCGTCCGAGGTTTCAGCCTTGGCATCAAACTGGGTGAGATTCCACTTCTCAATGATGGAACACAGCTTTTCCACATAGGTGCTGGATGTCGCATAACCTCCATCCTTGATAAGCTGTACAGCTTTCTTGTAGTCGGTACATCCGGCAAGACCATCATACCGCTTTTTACTGCCGTTCATGGCACCAAGCAGGTACGCAGAATGGTCTGCGATGGAGTCCTCGACCTTGGGGTACTTGCGGAAATCCGCTATAATCTCCGTGAGAACACCCGGCGTGTATTCCTCCTTGGTCTTCTTGGTGTAGATGCTCTTGCCATCCCAGGTGCTGCCAGACCAGGTATTGCCGGACAGGGACTTCTTCATACCGAAGCAGTTGTTTGCCCCCTGTGCCAACTCACTCTTTCCGTAGCCGGACTCCAGGATAAACTGTGCTGCGGAAATGGATGCCAGGATACCGGAATTGCTGCTATCTGCCTGACAGAGTTCTCCGATCTTGGCAACCGCTTGTTTCTCGGTCATGCTCTGAAAGATGGATGCCTGAGTGCCGGATGCAGCCTGGGGCTTCTCCTCAGAAGCAGTTCCAGACAGCTTGTCCTTCACTGCTTTACGGAAGGTGTTCATGGTGTATCCCATGCCCAGCTGACTCCAGAGATGTTCCGGGTCACCATGGTTGGATGCAATACCCCTGGCATGGCCTTCCTTGTGGCTGATGATAACTCCATCAGCCAGAGGATCGAGACCATACTGCTTGCACAGCATGGCGAACAGTTCCACCGCCGCCTCATAGGTCCTCTTGGCTACTGCCCGCGCAGTCGCAAGGTCAGAGCATTTGAAGGATGCACCACCAGTATAGGTGATGCAGGCTGGCTCACACATCTCCACGCCGATGTGGGTGTTGTTTGCGGAGCCATTGATGGAAGAACCGCAATGCCACCCTCTGTGGTTCCACGGCAGGGTCTGGTACACCGTGCCGTCATTGCCGTCAATGAACCCGTGGACACAGGCACGGTCAAAGGACGCACTGTTCCAGGAATTAATAAAGACCGATGCCCTCGGCTGGGGACACCCAACCGAGTGAAGCATCAGTCCCTTTACAGCGATCTTTCTTCCTGCCGTATAGCAGGGATTCTTTGTGAGGATACTTTCAATCAGTCTCAAATCCATCACTCTCCTTTCTCAGACTTGTCATGCAGCTGTTCCAGCACGGTCTTGATGGCTTCGGGAACAGGCAGTCCCAGGTGCGCAGCGTTCTCCAGAAGAGATACGCCTTCGTTGGACAGGTAGAAGAAGATGACTGCCGTTCGCAGGACACCGGGTGTCCCCATCACCTGGACATCAATAATGTTTCCGATGCCAACCAGCAGGAAAATCAGCACCTTTCTGCAGATACCTTTAAATCCAACTTCACTGGAAAGCTTCTTTTCTGCAATGGCACACATCACACCCGTAATGTAGTCGATCACCACAAACGCAATTAGCGCATACAGCAAGCCATCACATCCTCCCAGAAAGTAGCCAAGCCACCCTCCGACCGCAGTAAAAACCAACTGAATCACATTCCAAAAATCCTTCATTGACTTGTCCTCCTTAAATTTTTGTATTAAAAAAACAGCCCATTTTGAGCTGCCTTATGGTCTTTCGTCCTTTATGTTATAAGTTTTCACCATGTAATAAACCTGGCGAAGCGTCCTCGGAAACAGTACATCCGGGTTATTGATGATCAGATATAGCCACGCTGAAGAAACTACGCTTTCCCACACATGAAACTCCCAGGGAAGTGAAGCATAGGTTTCTGTGACATAAATAACACCACCCGTACAACCTTCACAGTTTTGCAAGGCAATGCATTCATCCACATACTTTTTCGCCTCATCCTCTTCACCGACACATAATGCAAGTGCTGCATAGCCAAGCGTTCCCTCCGTCCAGACGATATCCGGCGCCCCTTCATAATCCGGGGTCTTGTCACTGTAAGGCTTAAATCCGGCAAATTGCTCCGAACTGGAGTACCTCATGTTGTAGTGTTCCTTATCACTGCTTTGTATGATCTGTTTATTCTCCGTCAGATACACATCCCTTGCCGTATGAAAGCATTTCTTTGCTGTATCGGTATGAACAACAGAAAAAATCAAACTGCCTGCCCAGGTCGTACAGTCAAGTGCCCATGCTTTATCGGGCTTTCCACCATTGATGCCCTGATAAAATCTTCCATTACTTTCGTCATAGCATTTTAAGAACAGCTGATCTCGAACCAGTTCCGCTGCCTCCTTATATTTTTTGTCATTTAATACAAGCGACAGTCCTTCCAAAGCTTGAAGCGTGGAGCATTGATGCTCTGTGGAACACCACTCGATCTCCACATCGGAGTACTTATATTCACTGTCATAGGCACCATACCCACCACGAAGAAGTCCGTATCGCGGGTCTTTTGTGTCTGTTACCTGTCTTGATAAAATCCACTCGCCGGCCTTCATCAGCATCTTTTTAAAGCCATGCTTCTCATCGCAAAAGGTGCCCATCTGAAGAATTGCATAGCAGATACCCCACACGACCCAGCCGATTGCTCCTGTTCTTACATAATCATGGAACAGCTTTCCTATATAGATATCATAGGAGAAGTTCCAGCTGCCATCGGCATTCTGGTCTTCCTTCAATCGGTGAAGCATCTCCATCACGATATCCCAATCACCGGAGGTGCTGAAAACCAAAAGTGCCAGTCCTACATCGTAAGACCAGCACCTGGAATTTAACATATAACCGTAGGCACCATTGGCGGTGTTTCCTTCTTTACTAAACTGCGGATCATCCTCCGGAATCAGAAAGGAGGCCGGATATCGATACCACTCATCATATCCGCTTCCGGTAACGCCAACCGTTATATCCGAGTTTACATCATGGACTCGGACGATTTTCTTTCCTGCAAAGGATTTTGTAAAAGCAATATACCCCATAGAACCTCCTAACTTACGCTGCAGGTGTCAATAAGGTTACCTTCAATATCATAGGTATTGAGAATAATCTGATCCTCATAGACATCCATGACCGTATATTTTGGGATATTTGTATTTATGGTCAGTTCATTCCAGGGGGCTGCCGGATAATCATCCGCCTCATACTTGGAACCGGTGCTTGTTGCCGCAGTAAAGAACATCTTGCCGGGATAAGTTGTCCTGCAAAGGAAATGTTCATGTCCGGCAAGCACCATGCAAATATCAGTTTCATCAACGATAAAGCTGGTCAGACCTTCACGCAGTGTTTTTATCTGCGTTGTCAAGGCTCGTTTACTTGTTGAATACAGGCTGTGATGCATCAAAAGAATTGCCCAGCGGTAGCTGTTATTATCCAGCGCTCCTTTGATGAAGGCCTTATGCTTTTCCACATCTGCACTGTTGGTATCGATACTGATAAACAGCACATCATTATTCTTAAAGTAAAAATCAGCCTCATTCGCATTATCCGGCAGACCAAAATGACCGAAGTAGTTTGTGTTTTTGTCATGGTTTCCTCTTACCGTAGCAATCGGGACGGAATGCTCTTTTGTAAACAGATGAAACTGCTCTGTTCGGGTAAGCGCATCCGTAATGGCATCCACCTGGTCACCCATACTGATGATTATTGCCGGAAGCGGGTCTAATACTTTCTGAACCTTGTACCAGACATCTGCCGAGGACTGGTCGATGATCTGCGGGTCTCCGCAAATCAGATAACGATTACTGTCGTTGTACCGAAAAGACTTCGTTACACTTGTTCCTTTGCCGGAAATCGAGTAGGTATGCGCTGCATTCAGCGAAGCGGATACAACAGCATGGTAGGTATAATAGCCCGGAACCACCACCGCACCAGAAACTTTATAACTGGCACCATCAAGCGTTAGTGTGCAGTCAGAGGTAAAGTTCGTAATCCAGGTAATAATGAGTTTGCCCTTCTCAGCACCCGGCTGCACAATGGAATCCCTGATAAACGGCTTCGGTTCATCCGGCAGAATCGGAGGATTGCTTGGCAGGTCCCCGGAGCCAACAGTGCCGTCATAAATGATATTCGTGTTTTCAGTTAAATACTCAACATCCTCAAAAACATACAAGGATGCATCAAAGTCGGCATATCTTGGAAGAGCATCGTCAATAATCGTATCGTCAGTCAGTGTTGGCCTTAAGGTGTATGTTTTAGCATACATAAAGGATTCACGCATTGGCTCTCCGGTATCCGGGTCAATCGGCACCGGATTGATGATTTCTTTTATGGTTCCCGGCAAGTTATCGGGATCTACTTCTTCTCCGTTATCATCGACCCACTTGTAGTATTTTAAGGTGAAACCCTTAATGCCGTTTGAACCGTTCTCGTTGATGATGACATCCTGCCTGTACCAGTAGGTTTCCGAATGGGTAATTAAATCTCCCACGCCATAAAAGTCTGTTTCACGATAATAGACCTCGCTTTTCCAGGTACCATCAGCGTGTAAAAAGCAAAGAGCCACGCGGTAATTCTGGTCGGTATAAGTGGTTACTTCCACCGCCAGGTTTTTTCTTGCCTCTGTGATGTTCTTATGCTTTCCTGAAACAACACCCTGGTATTTCTCATCATAGAACTGGTCGCAGTAGATATAATTTGGGAAATTAATCTTTGCGTCCGGCGGCATATCCACTCTGGCAATGATCCTGTCTGTGTATCCCGAATCATAGTCCTCTGCAAGCTTTGGAAAAAGAGAGTAGTTATTGACGTTAAGCTGACGCTTGATAAACTCGATGGCTTTCAAAGAAGCCTCTTTATACTTTGCATCATCAAAGATGTTTGTCATGACTGCATCTCCTCCTCTGTGTAATCACTATCTGCAGGAACCGTACAATAAAAGACCAGAAGCGTACTTGTTGTCGAATTCACTCCGGTAAGTCTTGCACCGATATACGGATTAAACTCATAGGTGTCCAGCTTTAACAGTTCAACCGTTCCTATTGTTCCGTCATCGGTATGAATATGGAAATAAGGGCGGTCACGATAGGACCTTGTAAAATAAAACGTTCCATTTCCAATCATCTCCCCAAATTCAATCGTGTATTTCGCAGTTGCCTCCCGAATATCAGAAACCTCTCCTGCAATCTCATACAGAGAATCGTTAATCGTAGGAAGATACTGGCCAACCGTAATGCTTACTTCCTTGTAGTTAAACGGATTCCAGTCCATACCCACCACCCGGCTTTGAGAATCGATTGATAACGGCTTGAAGTGGATCTTTATCTCATCACCAAGGGTAAGCTTGCCTTTTTGATACAGTGATAATGTGTAGCTTGTCGTATTCTCCGAAACGTTGTGGCTGTAGCTGATATCCTGAACCAGTGAGGATTTCATAATGTCAATTGCAGTTTCAGAGCCGATATGCTTTCTGATTCCGATAGAATATCCGTCATATTCAATCTCCCCGCCGACCATTGCAATCAGCTGCATCACGCAGGCTCGTCTGGTTACTTCTCTGTTAATAAGGAGCGTTACCTTCTTGTCGAAATCAACCTCACCTACGGTAAATGGGGTATCCGCAAGCAATACCTTCATGATATTTCTTGGAGTATCCGACATTTCAAAGGACTGCACCGTATATTTCTCTTCATTCAGCAGAAAGGAAATATGGTCACCGGACATCTTTGTGTAGCAGATGCCACTTGAAATACTCTTTTTTATCTCTGTGACATAAAAGACCAGACCATCAACCTCAACACGGTCTTTGAGAGAAACCACGCCTTCGGTCTGTCTGGTCATCAGAGTAAACTCTATCGTGCATTCCCCGTCGAGTTTTTGAACGATGCTACAGGCATTGACTCCCTGGTAGGATTTGATCAGTTCTCCGCTGCCGCCATCTTCTGTGGATGAATAAAAGTTTAGTCTTGGATGCGGTGGAATTTCTCTGTACCTTGGATAGACTGTCATATCCTCCTGCACATTTTTAAAGGACGTACTCCAACCGATAAAAATAAAGCCTTCATATCTTGGCGGTACGGGTGCCTCGGCATCCTCCCCCTGAATCACATACTGCGTAGAAATGACATCCGTGCCATCTTTGTTTAAGAAGCGAACGGTATAGTATTTTTCTGCTTCAATACTGTAAACCCGGATTCCTGAGACAGTGGCACCCGTAGCTGCCCTGGAAGATGAGCCAATAGCCAGGTTGACATTCTTTGCCGCCATTTTATTTCCGGCTTTGCCAATCTCATCTCTGTCTACAAATAGGGTGACAACACCTTCCTCGGTTATTTCAATGCCGACCGTCTTGCCGGAGAAAGCATTTTTATCAAGTCCGGCAAAGCCTTCATCCCAGCCATAGGTACTGTCATTGAAGCACCATAACTGTTTTGTGGCATTGAAGACCAGTCCCTCATCAAATGAAGTAGAGGAATCATCCATCATGATAAATCTGCCATGCTGGTCAGAATCCCAGTTGCCTTTAAAAGAGGCTACATCAACCTCCAAAAGGCAGCCTCTTCCCACGACATTTTCCATGAGGGCATATGCCTTCATATAATTGGCATCACCATAGGAAAGGTAAATTCCTTCCGGCTGCAAAGAAGCATTATATCCAAGCTTGGCTTTGACACCGCCGACCGTATCCGTCAGTCTTTCATCCTCTGTTCTTTCTTCTCCAAGAAAATTCCATTCATGGATGAGTGTCTTTTTATATACTTCTGCCATCGAGTTCCTCCTTCCTACACCGTACCAAGGTTTCTGAGGGATGCTTTGCCCTGACGATATTGAATCTGCGATACAAGTGTGGTGATCGTCTTTCCATCCAGCATGATAGGCTGGTTTAATGTGACACTTGCATTTTCACTCCCACTATCCACACCGGATACATTCGCATTTACAGACGCTCTCATATCCGGAATGACTCCATCTAAATTCATGGAGGATGCCACACCATCGATTGCCTTTTCCACTGCACTCTTAGATTTGTCGATTCCCTTTGCCAAGCCATGCATAAAGTCCGGCATCCAGGATTCATAATCGGTAAGCGGTCCTTCATCCGGCACAGAGAAGTGAAGGAAAGATTTGATTGCACTTGCAACACTGCTCACCGCATCCTTGACAGCACCAATCATGCTTCTGATACCATTGACAATTCCCTGGATCATATCCTTGCCCCATTGAAGAGCCTGTCCGGGAATGCTCTTGATAAAGTTGAAGGCCGCTGTAAGACCGTTTACAATCGCATTTTTGATATTCCCGACTGTGGTGGTAATGGAAGTCCAGATGTTGGTGAAAATCGTGGTCATCGTGGTATGGATTGCCGTAATGATCGTGGTAACCGTTGTCTTAATGGCATTGAAGATATTTGTGATAGTGGTCTTTATCGCATTCACTACGGTTGAAACAGTATTCTTGATACCCTCCCAAATCGTAGTAAAGAACGTAGAGATAGCTGTCCAAACAGTTACAGCAGTTGTCTTGATAAACTCCCAGGCTGTTGTCAAAAACTGACTGATTGCTTCAACAGCAACCGTCACCGCATTCTTGATGTTTTCCCAAAGGTCAATCCAGAACTGCCTGAAGCCTTCATTGGTATTCCACAAATAAATAAAAGCAGCCACTAAAGCTGCTATTGCTGCAATGATTAACATGATCGGATTTGCCAGCATTGTGGTGTTAAGTAATGCAAACGCACTCTGAACACCTTTTATTAAACTGACCACCTTTGGCACAATGGTCATAATCGTACCTACTGCAGATATGACCTTCCCAACGATGATAAGAATCGGTCCCACTGCAGCCGCAACAAGAGCAATCGTTACGATAACCTTCTGCGTTCCCTCATCCAAGGAGTTCAGCCAATCCACAAAGGATTGAATCCAGCCCACAATCATCTTGATATAAGGCATAAGCAGCTCACCAAGAGAAATCGCAAGACCCTCCAAGGCTGACTTCAAAATCGTAAGCTGACCCTGCAGGTTATCAAGCTGTGTATCCGCCATTTGCTGTGCCGCACCACCGGAATTGGTAATGGACTGCTGCAGTTCATCCCAGCTGTCACCTGTATTTGCAAGGAGTGCATTCACAGAAGATAAATCCGTTTTATTAAAAATCTTACTGATGATATTGGACTTTTCTTCTCCCGTCATTCCATCCATAGCGGTGTTCAAATCACCGAGGATATCGTTCATGGAACGCATATTTCCTTCGGAATCATATACCTGCAGTCCCAAACCAGCCATCGCATCAGCAGCTTTATCCGTAGGATTCTGCAAGGAAAGAATGATGTTTCTAAGATGTGTACCGCCTTCAGCGCCCTTGATACCATTATTAGCTAAGATACCAAGTGCTGTATTCAGTTCTGCCGTACCGCCTTTCACAGATTTCGCAGTCGCGCCGATGGTCAGGATACCTTCGCCAAGCTGTGCCACCGAGGTGTTGGTGCTGGATGCAGTCTTTGCCATCTGGTCAACCATCGTTCCGGCTTCACTTACTTCCATGCCAAGTGCCGACATTGCATCTGTAACCATATCAGAAGCAGATGCCAAATCAATATCACCCGCCGCAGCAAGGTTAAGTACCGTAGGAAGTGTGTCGCACATTTGCTGGGTATCGTATCCGGCAAGGGCTAAGTAATTCAGAGCCTGCGCACACTCACTGGCAGAGAAGGCCGTTTCAGAACCCATCTTCTTGGCCAGTTCATTTAAGGTATCCATCGTGTTTACCGTCTGACCATCTACGGTACTCATGGCATCTTTGGTAATTCCCATAGTTGCCTGAACCTGGCTCATGGAACTTTCAAAATTGGCAGCTGTCGTAACTGCTGCCGTTCCAAGTCCGGTCACTGCCGCTGTTACAGGCAGCATCTTTTGACCTGCAGAAGAAATGTTATCTCCTGCCGTTTTCATCTTTTCCCCGGCGGACGCAATTTTCTGAACCGCTGTTGCCGACTGATTTGCCTGAGTTTCCAGTTTCTTCAGTTCTGCCTCCGTTTCAATGATTTCTCTTTGAAGAGCATCGTACTGCTCCTTTGAGATATCACCGTTTGCCAGGGCAGTGTTTGCCTGTTCTGCCGCCGTCTTTAAGGCTTCTAACTTCTCCTTCGTTTCCTTCACCGCATCTGACAGCAGCTTCTCTTTTTGAGCCAGGAGTTCTGTGTTGCCGGGGTCCAGCTTCAATAGTTTTTCTACATCTTTAAGCTGCGACTGGGTGCTTTTGATTTCCTTATTCACACCCTGGAGCGCAGTCTGAAGTTTTGTGGTATCACCGCCGATTTCAACGGTGATGCCTTTTATTCTGTTTGCGGCCATGATAGCACCTCCCTCCAGCCTTTAGAAATTATCGAATTCATCCTGACCTGCAATTTCACGATACGGATATTCATCGTTTCTGCTTTCCGCGAACATATCATTCACCATACCGATGGTAAGCAGGTCAAGATCTCGAATTGATATCCCAAGCTGTACGCATCGAAGAAGGAATAGAGGTGTTGTCATCTGGCGTTCAGTTGCGCGAAGTTTTTTTTAGACTGAACATCCGTCTGAACATTAAGACCCCAAAGTTCGATGATTTTCGGCAGCACCTGATAAATTGAAAAGGTGTTGAAATTATCAAGCCACTCCTCAGGGGAATCGGGAATAGACGGATCTGCGTGTTTTGCCATGATATATGCAATATTTTCAAACATCTCAAGAGAAAACATATCAAGGTTTGAGTTCTCTTCTGCATTCTTTCCTACTGCCTTTTCCAGTGCAGCAAGGTCCTTATACACATCCCTGTGAAACTTGATTCTGTAAATACGCGGAATCGCAGCAGATGCCTTAAACGGCACCTGCTTTCCATCGATTTCTATTGTCTTAGTCAGTCCCATTAAGCCTCACCTCCTGCAGGCAGCATATCCTTAGGCAGATACACCTTTTCGTACCATGAGTTGTAGGCAGTCTCCAAAGTCGCATCCGAAGTACGCGCTTTTACATATCCGCCGGAAAGAGGGCTTGCCGTAATGGTGAGTGTTTCTGTCTTGACTTCAATCTCATCTTCTTTGGTGGAAGACTCAATGGTCGGTCTGGATGCGACACAGCTATAAAGCACGTGACGAATCTTCTTCACATCACCGTCAAACTCAAACAGCAGTGCAAACTTTTCTGTTTCCACCGTTGCGTCCTCGATAAGAACGCTGTTGTCATCCATCGTTTCCTTAAGGATGTCAGTTCTAAAGGACTCAGGAACCATCGCAAGTTCCAGGTCACCTTCGTATCCCTGGTTATTCGAAATGGTGTAATATGCATAGCCATCTGCGTAGAAAACAGAAGGCTCACCATTTGGGTCCAGAGAAAGAGAAACAGCACCGGGCATTGCAACCGGAGTGCTGTAGGTGATGCTTCCATCTTCACCGATGGTAAGCTTTGCATAATGCACGTTGCGGATATTAAACTTGACCTTGTTTTTCTTGTTAGCCATATCTTGTATCCTCACTTTCACATAGAAATCTCAAACGAGAACAAGACCTCATACAGCTTTTCGCTGTCGATCCATGTTTCCGTCTGGTCATAAAAAATGCCGTAGCTGTCAAGCACGGCGATTACTTTCTCCTCGACAGCAGGGTCTTTGCTGTCGGTATACAGTTCGATATGAACCTGTCCCACTTTGTGATACACTTTTCCATCCGCAGCAAAGTTATCACTGCCGGGGATCAGATAACACAAGAACGGAGGGTCGGGACTTTCACCCTCCGCAAAATGGTCATAGGCAAAGGGGATGCCCATTTCCGAAATCATCTGTACCAGTTCTTCCATCATTTCAACGCCCTTTCTATTTCAGCTTCCAGCTGTTCGATACCGACCGCCTCGGCTGGTGCGATATGAGGCTGTGCCTTCGTCCTGCCACCGCCACGCTTTGCATGACCATGTTCCAGGAGGTGTGCCAGTTGATACTTCTTGGGCGAATGAACAGTCAGATGCAGACTGTGAGCAGTCTCAAGCGTGGTCTTTGCCGTCCAGCTTGAAGCGTACTGCCCGGTCTTTTTCGGGGCATTTGCTTTGATCTCATCTTTGACCGTCTTTCCGGCTTTTTTGACCGCTGACTTCATTTCATCGGTTGCGAGGTCTGCATATTCCGTCAGCCCTTTCATGATCTCATCGGCCATCTGGTCGATACGCACTTTACTTCCTGCCATCCTTACCGCCTCACTTTCGAGCAGCGGAATTTCAGACTCTTCCGCTTATTATTCTGGTGATCGACCGCAATGATGTTATACAGTTCGCCGCCATACACAATGCGGTATCCGGAAGGCGTGACTGCCGCTGTCTCACTTGAGTACCGAACGGTAAAGGTCAGGTCTGCGGATTCCAGGGTTTCCCCGGCGCGGTATACTTCTGTACCGCTCTCGCCACCGATGGTGGCATAGCACGAGAAATAGTCCGTCCAGGTGTTCTTCCGGTTTCCGATGGCATCCGACATGACTGCATTCTTCTGTATCTGAATCCGAAGGTTCAATAGCCCGATATCCATCAGAACGCCTCCTTTCTGCAGCCCGAAAGCAGGGAGCGGAGCGAAATGGTCAGTGCCTTATGGTCAGCTTCCTCCCGATGCTCATACAGATAGGCGGTCGCATACAGCACAGCCACCTTACCGTTCGGCTCGATTTCCAAATCCGACAATTCATCCGTGCGAAGAACATCCATGCAAAGCCTTCTGGCGGCAGTCAGGATATTCTCGATCAATCCGTCATCATCCGCTGTATCCACTCGGAGATAGTTCTTTGCTTCATCCAGGGTAATGATCATTCATACCACCGCCTTTCTGAAAAATGGGTGATGCCACCCCGAAAGATGGCATCACTGGATTACTACGACTTAGACTCCAGCGGCACCCTTCATCTGAAGCACCTTGATGGCTTCAGGAAGGACCAGCTTGCCGTCCACACGCTTGGATGCCAGGAAGCCGACCTGACCCATATCCGCATAGCGCTCGTTGAGACGCTTGAAGGTGATACCCTGGCGGTCACCGATCCAGTAGAAGGAAAGGTCACCGAACATGATAACCTTGGCACCGGCAGCGATCTCCGGCATATAAGGGGAAGTCAGAATCTTCTTACCCAGGAGGGTTTCATGGTCACCCTCATGAAGAGCGGGCTGCCACAGGTACTGACCGTTGGAATCTTTCAGCTTGCGAACCGCACGGACGGTGGAGTCGTTGAGAATCCACACCGCATTCTTACGGTAGGGAGCCTTGATGCTGTAGTAGAGGTCGATGATTTCATCGGCGGTGATGGCCTTCTCGCTGGCAGCAGTCACACCGATCTCCGCGCCGCCAGTTGCGTTCAGAATACCAGTAGGCTTCTTATTGCCGTCACCGACAATGAATGCCTCCTCTTCCTTGGCACCGATACGGCGGGCGAACTCTTCCTGGAAATACTTCTCCAGATCGAAAGCGGAGTCGTTAAGAAGCTCCTCGGAAACCTTGATGACAGTGCCAACCTTGTGGGCATCAATCTGCTCCTGGCCGAATACATCATCGCTGTCACCGTAGGAACCACCCTCATCGATCCAGTTGGCAGAACCCTTGGTACGAACCACCGGAATCTTGTGGACGCCGTTGGAAGTGGTGAACACATGGGCGAGAGAACGGATGGAGCCTTCCTCTTCCATGCCGGAAACCAGAGTGTTCTCAAACTCATCGGGAACCAGATAGCCGCCCTCGGAGTCAACACCCTCGGACAGGGCATTTCTCACTTCATAGGAAACACCGTCCTTGGCACGAACCTGAGTCCAGAATGCCTTGGTGTAAGCATCGGATGCACGGCCGACCTTGGTGTCCGGCTTCTTGGTGTTTTCAGGTTTCTCGGTGATCGGCGTGGAAACGGGAGCAGCCATCTCACGCTCCATCGCATCCAGACGCTCCTGGCGTTCGATCTCCTTGCCCAGGTTCACGATGTCCTGCTCCAGACCCTCGTAAATCTTGACATTCTCTTCGGAGAGGATACCCTTCTCGTCACGATTGGCAGTCAGGAAAGCCTGTGCCTTGTCCCAAGCCTTAGCGCGCTGGGTACGCAGTTCATTAATCTTGCTCATAGTAAAAATCCTCCTTAAGGTTTGATAAGATTGAGACGGGTCATCAACTCGTCATAGGTTTTGCCTGCCTCTGCAGGCGGTTCATCTTTGACGGCGGGAATCGCTGCCGCCTGAGCCGGAGTCATGCCTTTTTCCTTCGGCTTGTAATGAGCCGTCAGCTTGTTCATCAGCCTGGTCTCGGTCTCCTTGCCGGAGAAGGCATAAGCCGGAATGTCCGCTGCATCCTTTTTGGAATCCTTCAGAATGTCATCTGCAAAGCCAAGTTCGATGGCCTTGTTTGCATTCATCCAAGTTTCGGAATCCATGAGGTGGGACAGCTTGGCGCGGGAAAGGCTGGTCTTGATCTCGTAAGCATTCAGAATGCTCTCCTTGACCTCGTCCAGCATTTCGATGGCTTTTTCCATGTCTGTGTGATTGCCATAAGCGCCCGTCATCGGGTTGTGGATCATCATCAAGGCGGTAGGGGCCATCAGCACCCTGGTACCGGCCATCGCAATGACGGATGCAGCGGATGCCGCAATGCCATCGATCTTGACGGTCACATCGTCCTTGTAATCCATCAGCATGGTATAAATCTGGCTTGCCGCAATGCAGTCACCGCCAGGGGAATTGAGCCACACAGTCACGGGGCCTTTGCCTGCAAACAACTCATCGTGAAACATCTGAGGCGTGACATCATCGTCAAACCACGAAGTTTCTGCGATGGTGCCGTAGAGTTCAAGAACTCTCTCCGACCCTTCGTCTGCCTGGTTCTTCCATTCCCAGAACCTTTTCTTTGTCTTCATCGGAACCCTCCATTTCTTTGAGATTGTTATTTGCATAAGCCGCCCCGGCAGAAACCAGGGGAAGCATATTGCCGTTGACAAGATAGAGGTCACCGCCCAGCTCCGCAGGGATTCGGTCAAGGTCCTCTAACTCACGGATGTCATTTGCGGACATCCATCCGTTCTGCCGTGCGGTGGCATAGCCGTTCATGCGGCTTGCGTAGTCACCACGGAGCAGACCTTCCACATTGAATTTGAAGAACAGCGTCTTCTTCTCCTCTTCGGAAAGAAGTGTCCGGTACAGAGCCTGCTCCCAACGGACAACCCAGGGATCAAGGGTGTATTTCACGAACTCCAAAGACTGCTGCTCAATATTAGAAAAGCTCGACTTTTCAAGGTCACCCACCATATGGGGCGGCACTCTGAAAATTCGAGCGATCTCATTTATCTGAAATTTCCTTGTCTCCAAAAACTGCGCTTCGTTCGGAGAGATGGAAATGGGTGTATATTTCATGCCCTCTTCCAGGACGGCAACCTTGTGGCTGTTGGAAGAACCGCCGAAGGTCGAGTTCCAGGAATCACGCACCCTTGCCGGGTCTTTCAGTGTTCCCGGATGCTCCAGCACACCGCTTGGTGCTGCTCCGTTGGCGTAGAACTTACTGCCGTACTCCTCCGCTGCAATTGCCAGACCGATGGCATTCTTCGCCATCGCAATAGGGCTGTAACCTACAAGCCCGTCAAACCCAAGCCCCGGAACATGAAGCACCTCGGAAGGGTCAAGGATGACCGATCCGGTTTCCATCGTTGGTGCATCGTCACCCGACTTCGTGTATTTGTAGTACAGATGTCCGTTCTTGTCCCGGTCTACCGTCATACGGTCAGGCATCAGGGGATAGAGCGCAACGACCTCACCCTTGCCGTTTCGGATGACCTGGGCATAGGCATTGCCCCAAAGGAGAAGGTGCGTCATCAGGGTTTCCCGGAAGATGAAGGAACTCATCTCCGGATTCGGCTCATCATGCAGAAGCCTGTAAAGGCTGTGGTCGATTGCTTTCTCTTTGCCGCCGCTTTCCGTATACCGATACACGTTCAGCGGCAGGCTTGCCACCGCCTCCGACAGGATACGGACACAGGAATAGACCGCCGTCATCTGCATGGAGGTTCTTTCATTGACCCTTTTGCCGGATGCAGAGCCACCCATGAAAAAGGTGTAGGAGCTGCCGCTCGTCCTGTTCTTGGGAGCATCCCTGGTACGGAACAATCCACTTAAAATTCCCATATCAAATCACCATTCCTTTCAAAAAATGAGAAGCCCACGGCTGTCGTAGACGCTCTCGCTTGTATCGTTACCGCATCGGATCGCCCGGTCGAGTGCCATTATGGTGGCCACCGCTCCGTCAATCTTCTCGGTTGATTTTGCTTTGTCTGCCTTGATGTTTCCAGCAGGATCGGTTCGGATGTAGATGTTATCCATGTTCCACCGAAGAACCGGATGCCCGCCGTGAGCCAGCTTCTTTTCCAGGGTCAGCTTCATCAGTTCTTTGGTAGGAGGGGACATGGATGCAAAGCCCTGACCCATAGGCACGACTGTAAAACCCATACCTTCCAGGTTCTGCACCATCTGGACAGCACCCCAGCGGTCGAATGCGATCTCCCGGATGTTGTATTTCTCTCCCAGTCTCTCGATGTATTTCTCAATGTAGCCGTAATGGACAACATTGCCCTCCGTGGTCTGGATGTAACCCTGCCGCTCCCACACATCGTAGGGGACATGGTCACGGTTCACCCGGATAGGCAGGGTTTCCTCCGGCAGCCAGAAGAAGGGGAGAATGTAATACGGTTCTTCATCATCTTCCGGCGGGAACACCAGAACAAAAGCGGTAAGGTCGGATGTACTGGAAAGGTCAAGCCCTCCGTAACATACACGTCCCTCCAGATCTTCCGGGTTGACAGGGAATGCACACGCATCCCACTTCTCCATCGGCATCCAGCGGACTGCCTGCTTAACCCACTGATTGAGTCTCAGCTGCCGGAAGGAATTCTCCTCACCGGGGTTCTGCCTTGCGGAATCGCAGGCGGCTTTGACCTTATCCATGCCGATGGTTTCACCCAGGGATGGATTCGCTTTCTTCCACACCTTCGGGTCTGTCCAGTCCTCTTCCTGTCCGGCTCCGTAGATGACCGGATAGAAGGTTGGGTCGATTTTCCGTCCCTCCAGGATATCCACCGCCTTCTGATGTGTCTCATAGCAGATGCTGTTGGTGTCTGTACCTGCTGTTGTGATCAGGAAATACAAGGGCTGCATTCTGGCATCACCGGAACCCTTGGTCATAACATCAAACAGCTTTCGGTTCGGCTGGGTGTGCAGCTCATCAAACACAACTCCGTGGATGTTGAAACCGTGCTTGGAATACGCTTCTGCGGAAAGCACCTGGTAAAAGCTGTTCGTAGGTGTGTAGATGATCCGTTTCTGCGATGCCAGTATCTTGCACCGCTTATTGAGCGCCGGACACATCCGAACCATATCGGCAGGCAGCCACATCAAAAACGATGGTGGCCTGCCCCCGGTCGGCGGCACAGCCGTAGATTTCCGCTCTCTGCTCTCCATCTCCACAGCAAAGCAAAAGAGCGACCGCCGCAGCGAGTTCGCTCTTTCCATTCTTTTTGGGGATTTCAATATACGCAGTGTTGAACTGTCGGTAGCCGTTTGGCTTGACGATACCGAACAGGTCACGGATGATCTGCTCCTGCCAGTCCAAAAGCAAAAACGGTTTTCCAGCCCATGTACCTTTGGTGTGACACAGGCACTCGATGAAGTTCACGGCAAAATCTGCAAGCTGCTCATTATACACAGAGTCCTTTGTCTTGAACCTGGTCGGCTTATATTTTTTCTTCTTCACATTGTCACCTCCAAATGGCATAAAAAATAGCCGCCACCAGTTGGCGCGACCTTCATAACGAGATACAGAAGCCTCATGGCTTCCGCATCCGGGAATATTCAAATCCGGGATCAGTTGTGTTTTGTAAGGAGAATACACAAGGCGAGTTCTGCTTCCTTGCAAGTTGGCTTAATGTCCCAGCCCCTGTCATAGTTGGCAATCCACTCGCCATCCGTCTTAAGGCTCAACTTTGAAATCCTACCGCCGTTGATACCGTATTCCTCACTTGGTTCTTCGTAGACCTTGACCCAGTAATGAACTGCCTTATATTTTCCGCTTTTCTCCGGAATTCCGATTGTACCTTCTTTCCACATGGTCCGCATCCTCCTTACTTCGCTGCTTTAAGAACATCTACCAGCCATTCTGCTTCCGGGTGGCTTTCGCCTGTAGCCTTTTCAAGGATCAGGCTTTCTTCGTCAATGTAGCAAAGTGCCTTTCCGACCTTGATAAACCGGACATTTTCGTAACCCTTGATGCTCGTGCGGTAGACTCTGGCCTTCCGGCTTTCGCCATCGTAGCTTTTGCCGTCCCAGCCGTTGAAAGTAAACTGTACGCTTTCTGCGGTCTTGGTGAAATGTGCCTCAAAATCGGCTCTGGTGATTGCGGTGTTGTACTCCTTCAGTTCAAATGTTTCTCTCATCTGGTAAATGCCTGTCATGGTGTTTTCCTCCGTTTGTTTTGTTTTCCCTTTCGGTGTATACATATTCGCTCTGAATGCACATATTATCAAGTATATTCAGAGCCATAATCTGCACAAATCTCTGGAGGAAATACCGGGCAATATAGACACGGGAAAAAGGCTGATGACTCAGCCTTTTCTCCGAATAACCATTTTTGTGCTGCTTGTTACGGCATCATGCAGCGGTGGATGGTATCAAGGATTTCTTCCTGTTCCTTCGCATCCACACCAATGCTCCCAAGTGCTTCTCTGACACCGCAGTCCGGGCAGATAAGCGTTTTGTTATCCTCCCGGCTGAGTGCAGGTCTGCCCTCATAGGGCAGTCCACACTTTGGGCAGATGCCCTTTAGTAATTGGTTTCCCATGTCTTCATTGCCTCCTCTTTAGAAAACTCATAAGCGTCTGCCAGGATATCCTCATCAAAACCGAAGTCTGCATACCCTTGTCGGCAGGTGCCTACATACTGGAAACTCGGAATACCTAAAAGCCTGTCCTCATGCATGATGTAGACAAAGGCTTTGACCTTCCGTGCCTTCCTGCTCACCAGTCCCTTGTAGGTGATATCCAGTTCTGTTTTGTAGTAGAAAGCAGGGTAACCTTCGTAGCGGTCAAGTCTTGCCTCATCTGCTTTGGTGACCGCCCACACACCAACGGGGACCGTGAAGCCTTCCGCTTTCTCAATGGTAAGGTAAGAACCGCTCCGGCTGCCCTTAAAGAGTAGGCGGTAGTCCTTGATCTCTGCCGTACCGAGGGGAACTGCCCCAGGGCAGCGGTAACGCATCTGATCCATGTTGAGGTTGCTTCCATAAGCAAGGTAGTATCGTTTTTTGTCCATGTGATGTCCATCCTTTCTGAAGGGATCACCCTTCTACCACCGAAAGCCCGCTCTGTGGCGGGTTCGGGGGCATAAGGCTGATTCCTTTATGCTCTGCCGTGCCGGAAGGAGGCATCTCCGGCAAGTCTCCTGGTCAGGACTTCTCTTGCGGTTGCGAATTCCTCGCCGATGAATCCAAGGCGGAGTAGCCAGGTTCTCATGGCGTATTTCGGATTCTCGTTCTGCTGGGGCTTGGGGCTTGCGGTTCTGACTTCCTTTGCCATCTGGCTGAGTGCAAGGCAAAGCTGAATGTAGGCTTTCAGCTGTCCGGCGTGGAGGCCGTTCCGCTTGCCGTCTGCAGGGGCATCGAACTGGAAAAGTCTGA